GGTGCTGTAAGTCCACTTTTTTAGTGGGGTATGGGGAGGACTGCGGGCGGGATCGCCGGTCTCCATCCGCCGATTTTCCACACCACCACGGGGGAGGCGATCGCCAATGGCCACACGCCAGAGCCACCTCCGCGCAGCCAAGCCCGGCGAGAAGTCGCCGAAGAAGCTCGACGTGGCGCAGGCCGCCGAGTCGGGAAACCATCGCGACCTGCTCGTAGCTATGCGGGACCGGATCGCGCTCACGGTGCGCAACCCAGACTGCCCCCCGCGTGACCTCGCCGCACTGACCCGCCGACTCCAGGACATCGCGAAGGAGATCGAGGCGATCGACCTTCGCGCGAAGCAGGAGGCCGACGAGGATGCCATCGTCCCCGACGAAGACTGGGACTCGGAAGCTCTCTGAGGTCACCAAGCTGCTGCGCGTCCCGGCCGGCATCAAGTCCTCGGGCTGGCCGCAGGTCGAGAAGCGGTGCGCGCAGATGGGCATCGGCTTCGACGAGTGGCAGCGCGGAGCCGGGCGCCTAATCCTCGCCAAGACCTCCGATGGCAAGTACGCGGCCACGGTCGGCGGCGTCGGAATGTCGCTTCCCCGGCAGGTCGGCAAGACCTACCTGATCGGCGCCATCGCCTTCGCGCTGTGCGTGGACAACCCGCGCCTAACGATCATCTGGACCGCGCACCACTCGCGCACTGCGGGCGAGACCTTCCTGGCGATGCAGGGCATGGCCCGCCGCTCGAAGATCGCGCCCTACGTCCGCCGCATCCGCACCGCGAACGGTGAGGAGTCGATCGAGTTCCACAACGGCTCGCGCATCCTGTTCGGTGCCCGCGAGCGCGGCTTCGGTCGTGGCTTCTCCGGCATCGACGTGCTGGTGATGGACGAGGCGCAGATCCTGACCGACCGGGCGCTGGACAACATGCTCGCCACGATGAACACGGCCCCGAACCCGCTGCCGCTGTTCGTCGGCACTCCCCCGACCCCGACCGACCCGTCTGAGGCGTTCCGTCGGATGCGCTCGGATGCGGTGGCCGGCACGCTGACCGACGGCGTCTGGATCGAGTGCGGCGCCGAGGATGGCGCCGAGATCAGCGACCGCAAGCAGTGGGCGAAGGCGAACCCGTCCTACCCGCACCGGACCCCCGAGACCTCGATGCTGCGGCTGCTGAAGAAGCTCACCGCGGACTCGTGGCGGCGCGAGGGCCTCGGCGTGTGGGATGCCGACGGCGCTGGAGTGCTGCCCGGCTGGGGCGCCTGCTACCTCGAGACCGACCCGCCGCCTGTGACCGCCATCGGGATCTCGGTCTCCATCGGCTCGCTCTACGCCTCCATCGCCTCGGCTGACATGTGGGACGACGGCCGGGGGAACCTGTCCGCCGTGGACCGCCGGCAGGGCACGGCATGGCTGGTCGGCGAGGCGAAGCGGATCCAAGACACACATCGCTGTGCGGTCGCGCTCGACGAGAAGTGCGCTGACGGGACGCTGGTCGGCGCGCTCCAGGTCGCAGGCGTGGACGTCACGATCCTGAAGTTGCCCGACGTGATCGAGGCTCACTCCGAGCTCGTGAACCGCGTCCGTGACCAGCGCGTGACCCACCAGGGCGCCGCGGAGCTCGACGAGGCGGTACAGGTCGCCGACTGGCGCTCGGTCGGTGATGGCCGCCAGGTCTTCGGGCGCACCCGATCCTCTGGCCCTATTGACATGCTCGAGGCTGCCGCTGCGGCCATGCAAGCCGCCCTCCGTCCCGTCGGTAGCGGAATCTACATCTACTGAGGAGGGTGACGCGTGGGCTTCTGGTCGCGACTTCTCGGCACCCCGAACCACGAGGGCGTCACCCCCAACGCCAACTCGGCCTCGGTCCCGGCGACTGTCGGCGGCAACGACTACAGTCCCGGCGACCCCGACGGGCTGGTGCTCGACAACTGGGACGACGTCGAGGAGCGCGCCGGCCTGCCGATCCCGATGGCCTCGCCGTGGGACGGGTGGCCGGCCGACTGGTCGACTCCGGCGTGGGGCAGCGGCGTGCGCAAGCTCGTCGACACCGCCCGCGACTGCATCGACCTGAACTCGTCCATCCTCGCCTCGATGCCGCTCTATCGCGTCGCATCGGGGCAAGTCGTGGAGCCTCTGTCCTGGATGTCGAACCCCGACCCGGACATCTACTCCTCCTGGCACGAGTTCGCCAAGCAGCTCTTCAGCGACTACCAGCTCGGCGAGGCGTTCGTGCTGCCGAGCGACTACTTCGTGACCGGCAAGCCGTCGCGGTTCCGTGTGGTCCCGCCGTGGATGGTCAAGGTTGACATGGGCGCGGGTGGCCGGCTCTACAAGATCGGCTCGGTCGACGTGACCGAGGACATCCTGCACATCCGCTACAACTCCTCGACCGACCAGCCGCACGGGTGGGGGCCGCTGGAGGACGCCGGGGCGCGGATGACGACCGTGGGGCTGCTGACCGACCGCATCGCCAAGATCGCGGAGACCGGCGGCCGGACGCTGGAGTGGATCTCCTCGGACAAGCCCATCAACAAGACCCAGGCGGACGAGCTCCTCGAGCAATGGATGGAGTCGAAGACCCGCAGCATGGGTCTCGCCGGCATCTACGGCAACGGCGCCGACATCAAGCAGGCGCTTGCGATGAACGCGAAGGACATGGCGCTGCTGGAGCTCGCGCAGTTCTCCGAGTCGAGGATCGCGATCAAGCTCGGTGTGCCGCCGTACCTGATGGGGCTGCCGGCCGGTGGCGACCCGATGACCTACAGCAACGTGACCCAGCTCTTCGACTTCCACCACCGCGCGGGGCTGAACACCAAGATCGCGGCGGTCTTCTCGGCGCTGTCCTACTGGGCGCTCCCCCGTGGCCAGCGCGTCGAGCTGAACCGCGACGACTACACGCGGCCGCCGTTCAACGAGCGCGCGGCGGGCTACAAGGCGCTCGCAGACGCAGGCGTCGCTCTTGGCCAGCCGGTCATCAGCGCCGACGAGATCCGCACGATGGAGCGCCTCCAGGGTGAGGCGCCGGAGCCTGCGCCACAAGCAGCGGACGCACTCACAGGAGGCGACCAGTGACCGAGAGCCAGATACCGCGCCGCGAGCCGGTCGAGCTCCGCTCAGCGACCGTCATCCCCGAGAGCGTCGACTTCTCCGAGCGCACCATCGAGATGATCTTCGTGCCTTACGACGAGGAGGGTCTGGCGCCCAAGATCGGCGGCGGGTTCATGATCGAGTCGGTCGCCCCCGGCGCATTCGAGGGCGTGGAGACGCGCAACTCCCATGTCACCGCCAACCGCGACCACGACTACACCCGCACCGTCGGCAAGGCGATCGAGTACCGCCACGACGACCCCCGCGGCCTCGTGGGCAAGGTCAAGGTCTCCGCGACCCCGCTCGGCGACGAGACTCTCCAGCTCGCCGCCGACGGTGTGCTGAAGGCGTCGGTGGGCATGGTCGTGCGCCGCTCGGACCAGGTGGTCCGCAACGGCGTGCGCCGCATCAAGCGGGCCTTCCTCGACCACATCGCGCTGGTGCCGAACCCGGCCTACCAGGGCGCCTCCGTGCTGTCCGTGCGCAACGACTCCACGCCAGCGCCCGAAGAGGTCCCAACTCCCAATCTCGACGCCATCCTCGCTCTGCTCGAAGAGGACTGACGTCCCGCGCGCCGACAGGGCGCTCCCCGTTCCATCTCCGCGCCGGTAGGGCGCGCGTCTGCGGTGCCGGCAGGGCGCCGCTCCCGAGCCACGACGTCCGTCGTGGCCGTCACTCACAGCAAAGGAATCAAGTGATGGCTGACCACCAGTCAGACGCGATGATTGCCCGGCTGGAGGGCGAGCTCGAGGAGCGCAACGCCTTCATCCAGGGCACCATCGGCAACGCTCAGGACGCAGGCCGCGACCTCAGCGACAACGAGACCGAGCTCATCAAGTCCGCTCAGGCCCGCGTCACGAGCCTGAAGGGGCAGCTCGACACCCTCCACGACGCCCGCACCACCACCATCGAGGCCCGTGCGCGTGCCCACCAGGTGACCGCCGAAATCTCGCGGATGCGCGCGCAGGTCGACTCGGGCCCGGTCGAGTACCGCTCAGCAGGCGCCTACCTGCTCGACC